ATACGCCTTCATTCGGCGCACGGTGTCCTCGGAAAGCGGGCGCTTATTGAGGATGTCGCGAGCGCGAGCGAGCCCGACAGCGGTCATGCCGCGATTCGATGGCGTCGCTTTTTCGCGAGCGGCGAGCGCGCGTTTCGCGTTCGCGATCATCGCGTCGTTCGGGATGTAGCTGCCATCCGCAAAGTTGATCGTGACGAGGTTCGCGCTGTTCTCGACCTGCTCGACGGGCTCAGCCGGTGCGGGCTCAGCCGGTGCCGGTGCAACACTCGCCGCCTGCGCCTCGGCTGCGCTTGCACCCACCGCGTCGCCTGCTGCGGCTGCGGCTGCGGGTGTGCTCGGCAACGAGTTCGTCGTGAGCCGAATCGCCGTCTCGGGCACGCCGTATTTCTCAGCGAGCTGTTTGACGTAGGCGGCCTCGATTGCGATCTGCTCAAGTCGCGTAAAGGCGTCCGTGCCTTCTTCCGCTGCGATTTCCTGCAACGACTTCGCGCCCTGCCGGTTCTCGTTCATGTTCGCGGCTGACTCGCGGCCCACGTCGATCGAGAGCTTCGCGGGAAAACGCCACTCGCCCGCGGTCGCGCGACGCAACGCGTGCACCATCGTCTCACCCGCGAGAAGCGGAGGCGGTGGGATTTCTCCGCGCGCGATGGCGTCGAGAATTACGGCGTCCTTGATCGGGTCGAGCACCTTGTCGGTGAGCACGCCCTGCTGGCGCGTAAACACGCGATCGGCTGCGGCGAACTCGGCGCGGACGCTTGGGCCTTTGTAGTCTTGGGTCCCGAAAAGAACGCCCTCGGGCACGCCCACGCCCAGAGCAATCTCGTGCATGAGATGCTGCACGAAGCCGGTAAACGCCTGCGACGGACGCGACGGCATCACCTCGACGCGGTCGCTGTTTTGAAAATACCTAATCATGCCGACCTCGGTGAGCTCGTTCTTTTGCTGCTGTCCGTTCGGGAGCGAGAGCGCAGGATTAGGCTGGAATAGATTGCGCGGATTCGCGATGCCTCGGTCGTTGAAGATCAGCGCGGCCTGTTGCGACGAGAAACGCACGCCTGCCTTCTCGGCTTGCAAAATGTCGTGGAGCATCCGCGCGGTCTGAATCGCTGCGTGGAAATCTGTGATGCCTCGATACTGGTCCACCCGAAAGGGGTCCATGTAGTGACAAAACTGATTCGCGGGAATGTCCTCCGCTCCGAAATAAACTCCGTCACGCGTGACTCGGAAAATCCGATACGCGACGGGCTGTCCGAAGTCGTTCGTGATGATTCCTTGAAAGTAGTTGTTCGACGCGACCGCCGTGTCATTCGGGTTGCCGATGCGCGTCGCAGGCACGAGCTGGAGCTTGAGCCCTTCTCCGCTGCGACGGATGACGAATCCGCAGTCACCGTCCACCGGCCTTTCCTCGGCGGCGAGCTGCACCAATTTCTTGAACGAGTGCCGGTTCGTCACGTCGCACGTCTTGCACCATGCGTGGAAATACTCGCTGATTGTCTGGTTGTAATCGCGGTCTCCGGTCGTCGGCGAATACTCATTCGGCGTCAGATACGTCCCGAACTTGCGCGAAATTTCGCGAGCCTCGGGGAAATTCTGCACCAAGTCCTGAGCCTCATACATCATCACGACGCGGTCCCGCTGGTTCTGCGATGACTCCGCTGGCTGCTCGTATTGCTTCGGAGCATACAAGCGATTCGTCCGCGCCGCGTTGTATTCAAAAAGTGACTTGGCGACGCGAGCCTCCAGCCGCTTGAGCGCCCACGTCGGTGCGATGTTTTCGAGCGCGCGGTCGAGCCACGGCTTTTGGGCGATCAATTTTGACGCGTCGAAAATGTCGTTTTCCATAATTTCAGTTTCCCGTGAAGCTCACGAATGTCGTATCCGTGGACGTGCCCGCCGCGTCCGTCAATGCGTCCTGCAAGTTCCCGAGCATATTGTTCAGCGCGTTGAGGTCCGCGCGGCTCACGCTCTTTCCGTTGAGGCTGTAACTCTGGTTGAGGAGCACGGCTTGAATCGCGTCAATTGTCTTGGTCTTGAGCGCCGTCAGGGTCGCGCTGTCCAGTCCGAGAAATGGGTTGTCGAGCATACCACTGCCCGAAACGTCAAACCGGCCTTAGTCTTTCACCGGCGTGTAACGCACGACGTTGGCAATCGTGGCCATGCAAAGCATCATCGCCGAGGTGTCGAGCCCGTGATTCGGCGCGTTGCTTTTTACCTCGACCCACTGCCAAACGCCGGTGCGGATTTCAACCTTCGATTCGCCTTTGAGGTGTTCGAGGTAGAGCGGATTGACGTCGGCCGGCAGTAGCCACTTGAGATCGCCCTTGGCCTCCAGCGCGTTCGCGAGGAGGTCTTTGAAATAGTCGCCGGACCAGTCGTAGTAAAATACATCGCCGCCTCGGTAGTCGCTCACGCGCGGCTCCGAGAAAGGGAAGTTGATGAGCTTGTCGCTGGCGTCGTCCCGCATCGTCCATGTTTTGCGCGCGTGCCCGCGCATCCCTCGCCAGCCGAAGTCCGCGCAATCGCGGTCCACGTCCGCGGGTCGGTAACCGCGATCTTGAGCGACGCACGCGTCCTGCACCTTGTAACGGCATTGCATCTGCCGAAGCTGGTCCCGCGTCTCGATGCGGCCGAAATAAAGCTGCTTGTAGGTCGGCCCCGTCGCCGCGGAGAACGCGCCGATTTCAACCCACCAGTGGTCTTGCTGGCGGTCGATTGCCATGAACCGGATGAGCTCGCCGTCGATGCCTTCGCCGTTGCTGAACTGGGCGACGGTGTAATCGGACTTCGTGACGAATAGGTTCACCACCTTCTTCTCGACGATCCACGGCCGCGCCTCGCGCTTCGTGCGAAACTCGATCTTCATTTTGTCATCGCCCTGCCGCACGTGATGATTGTCCGCCTCGCAGAATTCTTCGACGAGTAGCCGCATCGGGCGGCTCACGACCGCCTCCACGCGGAAGCTCTGGATTTCCGCAGGCGCGGTCGGGTTCAACGGCACGAAGCGACCGGCACGCTTCCACCCGTTGCGCGTCGTGTCGGTGTCTGGTGACTCATGGCCGCAGTGAGGGCACCGGAAGCGGCACGAGGCGACCGCCCGCGGCACGTCCCACGTCTCGTCGTCGCGCTTCGCCGCGGCATCCCAGACCACTCCGCCCCGCAGTCCGGTGTCCTCGTTTTTGTCGAGCGCGAAGGCGATGGGATGAACCTTCCGGCACGACGGACATTCCGTGCTCCACTCCTGCTGGTTCCCTTGGCGGAAGGATGTGTCCTCTACGTTGCCGGTTTCGAGGTCCATCACCGGCGCCTGCGACGTGTTGTAAATCTTGGAGCGCCCGACTTCCTCGAAGCGCGAGACGCGGGCGATGGCGTGGCCATAGGGTTCCTGCCACTTTGGGAGCCATATCTCGTCATTTATTTTGTAACGAATCGACTGGCTTTGCTGGCTTGAAATGTTCGCAGGATTCAGCAGGAAAAAGAATCCGCCGAAATAAATCTCGGTCGTCGTCCGGTTCGGCCCGACGCGCGGGAGCATCGCGGCGACTGGCTTGCAGCCCTCGAAGATCGGGTTCAGCCGAGACTTCGCGTGCCGGTCGATCATTTCGTCGGTCTGCATCGTCCACGAGATCGGCCCCGCGTCGTTGCAAATCAGCCACGGCACCCAGATGTCGGCGACGAGCGTCCCGCCGATCTGCACGGCCTTGCGGAAGTGCACGCGGCGCACGAGCGGGTTTTGCAACGCGTCGAAGATCGGAATCAGCCACGGCGAGATTCGCACGTTGAAGGGTCCCGGCGTCGCGTAGCTCTCGGGCAAAATGACGTGCTTTCGCGCCCACTCGTAAATCGGCGAGCGGTCGGGCTGCGGGAGGCGCAGGGTTGCGCAGAGGAGGTCGGAGGCGGTCACGCGATCAGGTGGAGCACCCACGTCGAAAACGCTTCGCTCTGACTCATGCCGCGAGCTTTGCACCAAGCGCGAAACCGCGCCGCGACTTGTGGACGGAGGCGCACCGTCACGGCGACGGCGCGCTGATCGGGCGCGAGCGGCTTGCGGCCTGCGCCTTTGCGTTTGCCACCGGCGGTCATGCGGCAAGAAGACGAACCGAGTTTTTCTTGAGCTTTCCGGTTTTGGTCACGTCAGCAGTAAACCAGCGGCCTTCAGCGTTTTTCACTACGATGTAACTGCCTTCGTTTTTAACGAGC